ATGCACCACCCGCTGCCGTGGATTTACCTTCTCTCACCGAAGCGAAAAAATTCTGCGTAGCCAACAATCTATATTTTGATGGAGTTATCGCGGACCCCGGCAGCTGGCGCGAGTTCTGGGCAACCGTCGCACCCTACAGCCTGCTGGAGTTTGGCCGCAAAAACGGAAAAGAAACCCTGGTACCCGCAGTCCCGTTCGACGCTGCCGGCAACATCACCACCGCATTAAACGTATCGGCTTTATATAACCAAGGCAACATTATCGAAGACTCGTACAAAGAAGAATTTATCGACTTTGGCTCCGGCGTCCAAGATTTAATCACCACGATAATTTATCGTTCCATCGACTCAGACGGCATTTTTGCCCGTAACAAGTCGGTTGGCATCAAACGTAGCGACGTCAACGAAGCCGACGCCGTCCGCCAAACGTTCGACATCTCTGCCTATGTCAGCACACGAGCCCAAGCCCTCAAATACGGCAAGCTACTATGTAACATCCGCCGTTATGTCCGCACGTCCATCGAATTTCGCACCTACCCAACCACCAGTTTTATGGCCCCTGGTGCGTTCATTTACGTCGACATCGGCCAAAACAGCTGGGACAATATCCGCACCGGCTTAATCGGCCCAGGGGGCAAACTGAACATCCCGGCCGGCATCAGCATCCCCGACGGTTCCTACCAATTCCTTTTCTACAAAAGTGGCGCTGGTGTCCAAGCTGGAACGCACACTGTCACCGGCGGAGTTGCCAGTGGCCTAAGCAACAAAGACGGGTACATTTTTGTGGTGGGCAACCAAGTCAAAGCCCGCCGCGTATTCCGTGTAACTGAAGTTGACATGAACGAAGAGGGGGAAGTGACTATCCGCGCCACGGGCTACCCGTGCACCCAAGCTGGCACTTCTCTGATCGCCGACTTCAGCGACGGGCTGTTTACAGTTACGGATTAGACTGACCTTACACTCCAGCCGTTGTCATGGGCTACTTCACAGGGCGCGACGGCGCTCTCTACCTAACAACTGTGCTGACCGGCGATGCCACTCCCGCCGCAACCGATCGCGTTCTGAAACTCCGCGACTGGGCACTCGAAACCAACCTGGAGCTACTGGAAACCACAACCCTCGATACTGCCGTCAAGAGCTTCACTCCTGGCGCTGTCAGCTCGACCGGCAGCGCCACTGTATTGTATTACAGGCAAGAAACAGGCGATACCGGCAAGCAGTTTGACCAGATCCTGAACAAGTTAATGAAGACCAGCGCCACCGGCGTTACTTCCGCCGACCGCGTGGGCATCATTCTCCGCGCTGGATCGACTGCCGGCACCAGCCCCGACATCAAAGACGACATCGCTTTCAATGCTTATATCACCAACGCTTCCATCCGGGTGAGCACAGGCGAATTGACTTCTGTTGCCGTCCAATTCACAGTCGATGGACCTTACCTGGAACTGATTGACGCATGACCTATTTCCTTGGTTATCAAGGCCGACTTCGTCTGAGGCGAACGACCAAGGAATCGTTTGCCAGTTCAATCGCGCCCGCCGACGTCAATACCATCCTCAACCGCGCCGGTTTCGATGGTGCCGCCGACAACCTTGTCACTGGCGACCAGGTTGCAATCCAGACCACTGCTCCAGGAGGCCTGCAATTTTTCCCTGGCTCGACCTGGTCCAGCGGTCAAGTCGAGGACAGCATTTTGGCGTATGTAAACGTCAATGCCCTTGGCGCCCTGCGTTTTTACGAAACTTTTTCGCTTGCCGTCAACAACGACCGCACCTACGAGTACCCGCTCCAATCTTTTAGCGGCGATCCTCTACCGATCACTTTTACGACCCGTGGTGCGGCCGACCGCATCCTCGGCGACATCGTCAGTTACACCTTTAACACTGACCGCGAGGCCATCGACACAACCACGCTGTCAGACAAGTACAAAAATATGTACAGCGCCGGCTTAATCAGTGGCGCTGGCTCGATCGATTGTTTATTTAATCCCATCGCCAGCGGCTATGACGAAGCCTCGATCATCATGCTGCAGCTCATCCAGCGCCTAGACCTGGGCAGCGATTTCGAGGCATACCTGCGTCTGACCGAAAGCGACATCGACTCCAACGTCCCGGACGTGTATTACGAGTTTGGAGCGATGGTCACGAAAGCGGGCATCGATGTCCGCCCCGACCAGGTTATTAGGGTAGCGATCGATTTCGTTACCACCGGCGAGATCAAATTGATTCTCGGCAAGCCATCTGGCTACATCCTGAAGGAGGATACAGACCGCCTGCTGCAGGAAGTCACACTTGATGGCCTGCTAACCGAGGTTGAGGACTAAGGCAAAGGTCTTAGACTGTTAGGACACCAGGTATGTCGCGGAGTTAGCTGCTGTGGCCGATCAGAGGATTACCCAGCTCACACAGCTTGTAGAAGCAGACGTGGCAGCCACGGACGTTCTGCCCATTGTCGATATTTCGGCCAGCCAGACTAAAAAAGTCACCTCTAAGGACCTTTTTGAAGCTGGGGCAACTCTGGCTGACAGCGCCAGTATCGACCTGGTCAAGCTGGACCAAAACAGCGCCACCAAGCTGGGCACGGTCGCACTTGCGGATGATGCGGTTACAGCGGCTAAACTGGCCGACGACTCCAGCATCGCTTACGACTCAGTAGCTCCGGCCAGCGACAATTTTGAAGGTCGCGGCTACGTCAACAGCACCAGCAAAAACCTCCAAGTCTGGGACGGCAGTGCGTTCCAGCAGGTTGTTGCTCCCACCGCTGGAATTGAGGACAGCGCAGTCACGACAGCCAAACTAGCCGACAATGCTGTAACGACAGCAAAAGTTGATGCCGCCGGCCTCGGTCCAGCCGCACTAGCCACCAGTGCTGTAACAACGGCAAAAATTGCAAACAACGCCGTCACTACAGCAAAAATCGAAGCAACCGGGCTTACTTCTGCAGCCCTCGCCACCGATTCCGTAACCACGGTAAAAATTGCCGACAGCAACGTCACAACGGCAAAAATTGCTGCCGACGCCGTCACTGGAGCAAAACTAGCCGATGACTCCAGCACCGTAGTTTCAGGCAATGCCCCCACAGGCAGCGGCGATTTTGAAGGCCAGCACTGGATCAACACCAACACCGGCTTGACTTATGTCTGGACCGGAGCTGCGTGGCAACAAGTATCTGCTCTGCAGACACTCACCTTTAGCGATAGTACCCCAATCGCATTTGCAGTAACAAAACCCGATAACTTCAGCGCCACAGTAACCACAACTCTCGACAATCAAAGCGCAGCCACTGTTTTTGCCGGCCCTATTACCGGCTCTGCAACAACCCCAACTTTCCGCGCCCTGACTGGAACAGATCTTCCCGTTGCTGCCAGCGGCGTTAATGGCGCTATTCAGCCCGGAACCGGCTTAACCGTAACGGGCGCCGGCGTTCTGAACCACAGCAATACTGTTGCAACTGGCACGTACACCAAAGTCACTGTCGACGCTCAAGGTCACATCAATGTCGGCGACATTTTGGCTGCCTCCGACATCCCAAGCCTCGACGCGAGCAAGATCACGACCGGAACATTTACCTCAGAACGCCTTGCTGCCAACAGTGTTACAGCTGAGCAGCTTGCCGATTACGGCATTGCCCAAGTCAGCGAAACCGCCCCAACGCCCGAATTTGCCGGCCAGTGGTGGATCAACCCATCTGACCGTTCTGCCTACATCTGGGTCGGTACTGTCACTCCAATACCCAATGGTTACTGGCTGCTCGTCGGCTACGGCACACCGGCTCAGCTAAATCTCCGTTTCGGTGGAACGTACAACGCAACAACCAATACAGTTGTAACTCTTAATGAACATGGCACTGAAGCCGGTTTGGTCATCGGCCAAGCCCTCGGTGCCCCCAATACACAAAACAATGGTGTGTATCTGGCCGTTACAACGGCAGGTACAGGCACCACACCCGCACCTGTCGCCAGCTTGGCAGTTGGGGACTGGGTCCTCAGCCAAGGCACCGGCGCCAACTGGACAAAAATCGCTGTGGTATCCGGTGCCAGCGGCACGTTCAACGACTACGACATCCTTTCGGACGGCACATACTTCACGCCCGACATGACGGGTGTTGCAGATGTTCGTGACGCACTGGTGCTTTTGTGGGGTCGTGCCCAGATTGCCACCACCGCTCAAATTGGCGTGGTGCTGGAATCCACCGAGGTGCTTGTCAACAACAGCACCGGCGAAATGACCATCGGCGTGGTTGACGATGGCACGTACTGATGTCTCACCGCACCGAATCGTTTGTTTATAGCGCCGAAAACGTCCCAATCGGCGGCCAACCCGGCGATGTCTTACTAAAAGTCCAAGGCGCCAATTATTACACCGCTTGGCGCGACTTCACCTACGTTTTTGAAACCTACGACGTCGTTCTAGATGACGGCGAATACTAGACTGCTGAGGTAATCCCGTCCTACAGGAGTTAAGGGAATGGCCTCTACCCACAAGTCTCTGCGTAGCAGCACGCTCGACAAGCGCCCCACTACGAGCATCGCAGACGGCCAAATCGCTCTTAACACCAACGCCACCAGCCCCGGCCTGTTCTTCAAGGACAGCACCGGTGCCAGCATCATCAAAATCGGCCCCGTGCATGTTGGCACGACCGCACCAAACGTCAGCCCGGCTGTTGGCGGCAGCAGCGGCAACAGCACTGGCGAAGTTTGGCTCGACACCAGCCTCACCCCCAACGGCGTAAAAATCTGGAATGGCAGCGCCTGGGTCAACGCCACCCCTGCCGGCAGCACCACTGTCCAAGGTTTGCTGGAACTTGCCACCAACGCCGAAACCCAAACTGGCAGCGATACCGACCGTGCTGTCACCCCTGCCAGCCTGCAATCCAAACTGAGCGACAGCACCAGCACCACCAGCTCAACCACGATTGCCAGCAGCACAGCAGTCAAATCTGCCTACGACTTAGCCAACGCAGCACTCCCCCTGTCCGGTGGCACCATCACCGGCAATCTTGAGATTGGCACAACCGGCAGTCTGAGTTTTGAAGGCACCACTGCGGACGCCTTTGAAACCACCATTGCCGTCACCGATCCAACGGCCGACCGCACCATCACACTACCGGACACCACCGGCACAGTTGTCACTACTGGCGACTCTGGCACTGTCACTAGCGCGATGATTGCTGACGACACCATTGTCAATGCCGATATTAACAGTGCCGCCGCAATTGCCTATAGCAAACTTGCGCTTTCTAGTGGCATTGTCAATACTGACATTAGCGCCTCTGCCGCCATTGCATATAGCAAGCTTGCTACTTTGACGGCGGGCAATATCGTTCTTGGCAACGCGAGCAACGTTGCTACGTCTACTGCCGTCACTGGCGATGTAACGATTAGCGATGCAGGCGTAACTGCCATTGCTTCTGGCGTTATTGTCAACGCCGACATCAACGCTTCCGCCGCCATTGTTGGCACCAAGATCAGCCCGGACTTTGGCAGCCAAAACGTTGTTACAACTGGCACGATCACTGGCGCCAGCCTCATCCCCGCCAGTAGCAGCGTCCCCACCAACGGCATTTATTTGCCCGCTCCAAATAGCGTAGGGGTAGCAACTAACGGAACTGGTCGTGTATTCATCAATGCTGACGGCCTTGGCATCAATGTTTCTTCTCCAACCAACAAGCTCCAGATAGGTGGAGCTACAGCAAACGTTGCGCTAAATGGAACAAGCAATAGCTACATCGGCTACAATATCAACTCGTCTAATGTTGGTTTTGTTGGCGATGCTAACTGGATGTTTAGTGGGTCATCTTCAAACTTCGGCTTGCGAGCAACTAATAACCTTGTTTTTGGTATTGGAGCGAATGAAAAAGCTCGCCTCGATAGTTCGGGACGCCTGTTAGTTGGCACGTCTAGTGCGCTTCCTGTCTATTACAATTCCGCATCCACTTGGAATGGGATTTTTCAAGTAGCTAGATCTAGTCAGGATGCTGTTGCTAACTTTAGTATCTGGGATAGCAGTGCCAGCACTTATACAACATATGGCGGCGCACAAATTCATCTTTCCGCCTGCAAGAGTGGAACCGTAGGCAGTCACACATCCGGCGCTCTTGCTAATGGCGACAGCATTGCATCAATCAACTTCAACGCCTCTGATGGAAGCAACTTTAGAAACTCTGCTCGCATTGAAGCAGTAGTTGATGCAGCAAGCGGAACGGCTGATGTTCCAGGCAGGCTAGTGTTCTCGACTACCGCCGACAATGCGGCTTCTCCGACGGAGCAGATGAGGATTCATGCAACAGGCACAATATCCATGGGTGCATCATCATCCGAACTGCCGGCAGACACCAATCACGCAGGTGTTTCTTTTTACCGCAGAGAAGGCTTGGGAAGTTTCTCTAGAAATAGTGGCGACGCTTTAAGGGTAAATAGACTCTCAACAGATGGTAATCTTGTTGAATTCAGGCAAGACGCTGTTACTGAAGGCAGCATCTCCGTCTCCGGCACCACCATCTCTTACAACGGCGCACACCTAAGCCGCTGGTCTCAACTCCCTTCCGGTGCTGAACGCGAAGAAATTCTGCGTGGCTCCGTTTTGTCCAACATCGACGAGATGTGCGAGTGGGGCGATGAAGAAAACGAACAACTCAACCGTATGAAGGTGAGCGATGTTGAAGGCGACAAGAACGTGTCTGGCGTCTTCCAAGCATGGGACGACGATGATG